GGGTGCCGTCATACGAGCGGAGGCGCTCGACGGTCTCGTGCTCGGTCATGTCGTTGAGTCGGCACCACCATGCGGCCTGCATGAGCCATGTGTGGATGCCGCTGTGGGGTGGTTCGGGGAATGGCCCGTGCTTGTCGCGCAGGATCAGTCTGCCAGGTGACTTTGATTGGACTGGCTTGAGCAGCGGTTGGCTTTCAGCCACCACCTCGCCGGGGTCGAACATAGCAGCGCGGCTCAGGTCGATCCATGCCTCGGGGTCCCAGCTTACAAAGCAAAGGCGGCCGGGGTCTTTGCATGCGGTGTCGATGGTGAGGTGGGCTTTGGCGTACTCGGTCTCGGCAAGGATGAATGCAGCCTTGTGTTGATCGGGCGTTTGGCATTGCGGGATCCGCGCCACGGCCTTGACGCCATCGCCACTTGGTGAGCGGAAGGCGGCGACCACTCGCGGATCGGCTTGCAGGATTTCGCGGATCTCTTCGACCGTCCACCCGACATTGTCTTTCGCATCGAAGTCGAGTTGGAGGAAACCGGAGTGGGCAAAGCGGCCTTCGGAGATTGCGGCCTTGCGGGCGCCTCGGGTGACTTCGCCCGAGATACTGACTGCTTGCAGCATGCGCTTGGCTTTCGCGTATCCATCCTCGTCATTGGCGGCGAGCATCGCCCGCAACTCGAGCACTTGATTTTGGAACTCATCCGAGCGGATGGCGTCGATGAGGTCTGCGAGGGTGAGTGATCCGGCTGGGCTGCGTGCCTCGGCTGAGTCATAGAGGTCGATCTTGGTGGGTGCTTCGGTAGTAGTGGTCATGATTTGTTGAGTTGTTGGAGAGCGTTGATGGCGGCGAGCATGCCACTTTGGGTGTCGGACTTGTCGCGAAGTGCTTCGGCGACTGCGTCATCGATCGTGCCTGGGCAGATCAGTCGGTAGATGAGCGTCTCGGCTGCTTGTCCGGTGCGGATCAGCCGAGCGTTGGTCTGGATGTAGGTCTCGTTGGAGTAGGTGAGCGAGACCCACACGGCGATCCGACAGGATGCCTGCATACCGTCGATGCCATGGGAAAGTGATCGCGGGTCCGCCACCCATGTCATGATCTCCCCGGCTTGCCATTGCGGTAAGTCCCGCTCGTCAAACATGCGAGCGCCGGCGATGGCCTTGAGCACGCGCTCGGACTCGTGTTTGAAGGCACAGAGCACGAGGATCGGCTCGCCCTTGTGGCGGGCTCGGATGGTGCGAAGGGCTTCGAGCTTTGCGCTGTGGACTGCATGCACGGTGCGGTGCTCATCATAGACGGCACCGGAGGTGAACTGGAGGAGCTTGTTGCAAAGGGTGGCTGCGGTCAGTGCCACTACCTCGCCGCGTTCGAGTTGGACGAGGAGGTCTTTCTGGAGCGCGCGGTACTTGGTCTTGACCGGCGGCGGGAGCACCACCGGCACATCGATGATACTGGATGCTGGGAGCTCATGGCCGTCGCCCATGAGCACTAGACAGATGTCGGAGAGCTTCGCGTCGATCTCATCCTTGCCGCCTTGCCTCAGCTTCCATGTATAGCCCATGTAGTCGGCTGCGTAGAACCACTCGTCCTTGTATTTCGAGAATGCGGTGCCGAGGCGCTCGCCATCATCGAGGAGACGGATCTGAGCGAAGAGGTCGAGGTAGTTGTTCGGGACTGGCGTGCCGGTCAGACCGATGCGGCGCTTGAACTTCGGCAGATGCGCTCGCAGCGCCTTGAATCGCTTGCTGGTCGGGTTCTTGGCGAGGCTAAGCTCGTCGATCACCAGCGTGTCGACTGGCGGCTTGAATCCCTTAGGGAACATCTTGGGTAGAAGATTCGGAAGGAGTTCCGAATTTACAAGGTAGAGGTCGGCGGATCCATCATTCCAGGCGTCGAGCCCGTCCTTGGTGCGCAGGTTGGTGACCTTCATCCATGCTGAGTGCTTCCATCGGGCGACCTGCGTTGGCCATGTGATCGAGCACACGCGCAGCGGTGCAATAATCAGCGCACCACGCATCTGACCGATGGTGGCGAGTTGATCGAGGGCGGCCAGCGTCACCACCGTCTTGCCCTTGCCCGGCGGGACAAACAGGGCGGCACGCTCGTTGTTGACGAGGTGCTCGACCATTGCTGGCTGATAGGCGAAGGGCTTGAAGGTTTCGGTCATTGAGTGAGAAAGATTTGATCGATGAGCCACTTGCCGTCGTCGGCGTCCTCGCAGACCACGGCGATGAACTTTTGTGCCTTGAGATCTCGCAGCCACTTCTCTTGGAGTGGTGTTGGCTTCCCGCCGGGGGCTTTGAACTCGATGAATATGACTTTGCCTTTGAATAGGAACATCCGGTCGGGTTGGCCTTTCTGGTTCGGGCCTGCCAACTTCATGGCCATGACTCCATGCTTTCGCGCGTAGTCACAGACCGCGCGCTCGATTGTCGCTTCCCTCACGACAGCACCTTTCCGAGCACATGGTTGATGATTGTCTGGCCGCGTAGGGTTGGGCGGTAGATGTTGGGCTTGTCCTTGCGCTCGACCACCTCGATGAGCTCCTTATTGCGCAGCGAGATCAGGCGGTTGCGCACGACATAGCCGGGCTCCTTAGCCGCCTTGGCCACGCTGGTATTGGTGGCACCGCCGATGCAGAGGAAAAGACAGGTTGCTTCACGCACGCCCACTCGATAGTTCGAGAGGCGGATGAATGATTTTGCGAGATCGATGGGATTCATTTGTTGAGTTTGTTGCGGAGCCAGTGGACGGCGGTGAAGTAGGCGATGATGAGTCCGAGCGTAATGCTCTTGGGTGTGCGTTTAGGTTTATTGCTCATGCGCGTTCTTCTCCGCAGTCGGGGCAATAATCCCCCATCGGTACAATTCGTGAGAAGAATGGATCTTTGTCGCTGCCGCAATGCGGGCAGACAATATCGTCAGCATCCTTCCTGAAGATCTCGTCGTAATGGTCGCGGTAGGTCTCGCCGTTGACTGGGCGCGGGCTATCGCCTTTGCCTGCTTGGTTGTTGTTTATCTGCATTTTGGGTGTCCTTTCCCCCTTAAGTCATCATTGCAGATCCCGTTCTCAAATCTCATGGAGTAAACTAGACGAAGATTGTATTCATCCTCGTAATCCATCTCTAAATCACCGCAAAAATCCGGAACACCCCATTGTTTATAAACAAAAGCTCTCCAGTTGAACCCACAATCACGGTTTACTGAATCTTCACCTACACCCCATTGAGTGCCTAATGAAGAAGGATTTCCTATTACACAATAAACCTGCCATTCATATGGGAGCAGTCCGCTTAGTTCCATCAATTTATCTAACACATTATATGCTGCCTCTATTGTTGGTTTCACTTCAATAAACAATTTACCAAGCTGAAAATCTGGACAATAATTTCCAGTTTTCAGCGAATAACCTTCCGGCTCATAAATCCAATCTAAATTCAAAGTATCAAAATACGCGGCCCATCTAGCTTCCATTCGCGACCTAAACTCAATACCGCGATACCAAGAAGGTAGGCTTTTTGGTGAAAATCCACTAATGTCGCTTCGTATTATAAAGTCACTCATGGCTCCCTCCCATCTACCGCCAGCGCGAGGTCGTGTCTGGTTTCTGGTTCAATCTCGCCGCCTAGATCATACTGAGTAAGAGCCGCATTGATCAGCCTGAGCAGTTTGTTAACTTTGACGATCAGCGCCGACTCGCGCGCCTGTGATGCTCGCAGGAGCTTGCAGAGCGTGGTCACGCGCAGGTGCTCGGAGGCTTTTGCCTCGCAGGTCCCGCACTCGTAGTCGTGATCCTCGGGCATCGGCCGCAGGCATGTCGGGCATTCCCATGCCTCGTCGAGGTCTTGATCCATGAAGTCTATCAATTGCTGGAGGCTTTCTATTGCACTTAGTTTTGTCATATTTTTACTTTTTTAATCATCTTTACCGTCCCATGTTTCATATTGATCACGCTCTTTTCTATTGATCATCATGGCATCAGCTATAACATAGGCGGCTTCTACTAAATCAGCACATTCGTATGGTAATTCCGGAAGTAATGGCTGATCATTGACATCGGTGAATTCCCCGGAGACAAACATATCTTCTTTGCCTCTTAATCTTTTCCATTCAATCAATCCGCCCAAGGCCTCGGCCGCAAAGTAATCCCGAAGGGTCATATCTGGTATATCGTGTGGTATCATTATTTGTTTTTGATGTTATTGGTTTGGTTATCTCCCACAATGCCCCCGAAACACTTGGCCATTTCTCTGACCTCTTTGCCATGCGTTGTATGCAAGGGTACCTCTTCGTGCGCTATCTATGGGAGGTTTTGAGTTTTTTGCTTTTTTCTCTAAGATGGCTTGCAGTTGTTTTTCTAACTCATATTCCTCCATCCTTTTTTTATAGATCCTGTCAGCCTTGAGTTTTTGTTCCGGCGTCACCTTGCACCTCCTTCATTCTTCCACGCCGCGATGTCCTTGGAGAACTGGTTACGCAGGGAGTTGAAGAGCGCAATGTCGACCATCACGCCATCGATGGCTGCGTCGACCACGGTGGTCTCGTAGCAGGTCAGCATGTAGTCGACCTTGGCCTTGAGTGCGCGCGCGTCCTCTTGGGTGTCGGCGTCAGCTCGTTGGCGAATTGGTTCAGCAATGTCTTGTTCGAGTGTCATGGTGTCAGCGGGTGGAAATGATGGGTTTTTTGAAGACGCGCAGGCCGAGGTCTGTGAAGGTCTCGATCAGCTTGTCG